TTTGAGCTTTTCCTTATTTACTTTTTTGACTTCTCAAGTGTTCTAATATATTCCCGACTATATTTCTCCCCACCATATGTTTCTTATCTTTGGCTATATATCCACCAAGTATAGATTTCTTATTTCTCTCGAAGTATAGAATATATTTATCTTTGGGAATATTCTTCGGGTCCATTAATATTTCTTTGAATTTGTCTTGTTTATTTTCCCATCGCGATTTAAGTGCCTTATACATAACTTGTTTCATTTTACTCAAAGTCCATTCCTCGCTTATTACCAATCCATTTTTTTTAATAAATGCTGGCTTTACAAGATTGCGAGGATTTTGTGTTTTGTTTTTAAAGAGGGGGATTACCTCAGCGTTTTCCTTTGATTTTTTGTCGAACATTTGAGACCAGAAATAATGTTCTACGCTAGGATACATTTCTCCGTCAATATTCAATGGTGTTTCCAATAATTGCCTGGTTGATAAATATTTGATGGGTTTCTTACTCGAATGATTGAATTTGAAAGAATTACTATCATTTATTGTTTTTGGGTCAAAGTTTGCCATTTCTACTTTCTCTCCTTCTTTCTCTCCTTCTTTCTCTCCTTCTTCCTCTCCTTCTTCTTTTTTGTCCTCTTGAGTTTCCTCATCCTCATCCTCATCCTCATCTTCTACCTTTTTATTTATCTTTGAATCATCGTCTTCAACTTCTTTCGTCTTACCATAAAGCTTTGGTGCTTTCAATGGTTCGGGTTTGGCAGCTTCTTCAACTTCTTTAATGTCATCGACACCTCTCTTAATTTGCTCCATTTTCTTTGCGTCCACTTCTTTGACGACTTTCTTGAAAATGAAATACATGTTTAAAAATGAAATATCTTTTTGCATTTTATCCATTTTCAGAACACTCTCCACAATTTTATTATTTGTGAAAGTTTTACCAGTGTTTTCTTTTAATGTAGCGAATATTTCTGAAAAATTTGCCATCCCTCTCTTTATAAGAGTTGATTTTATTTCATCGTCTGGGACCAAAACAAAGCCATACAATCTCATTAACTCCACCAAATATTTTTTATTCACCAGGTATTCCGAAAACATTTTATTTATTGAATCCTGATATACACCAATTTTCATACCCACCGAACTTTCATCACTCGGAAAGACTTCATTATCATATAGTTTGGTTATTTCCCACAATTTATCATTTCCTGATTTACCGCCATATTTTCCCACGATTTCCCCTTGTTTTTTATCTTTCAATAATTCGAAGATTTTGGCACCGTCATAACATGTTCCCACAAAATAACCATTGAATTTACAATTTTCCGAAACATTACGCAAGAAACCATGTAAAGTAGCGCGATTTTTAAAGAAATAATGAAGCGAGAATTGTGCCGAAACAATATCAAATCCTTCGTCTCCCACGCCAAAATTATTATATACCAATGGAGGCAATGTTTTCTTATCTTTAATTCCCGTACCCAATATAGACATAGCCATGTCTTTATCTCGTGGCGTATTGAATGCGCTACCATCTCTCAAATTTTTGATAGAATTTCCATGTATAAATACCGCATCGGGTATATTACGACCATAATCTTTTTTCATATTCAAATAACGCGCACATGCTCCGTCTCGATGATTTTCAATATTATCTTTCGACAAATCAATGCCAAATATAAACGATAATCTCATTTTCTTCCATTTCCATAAATCACCGCCTTTTCCCATACTCGTATCAAACAACGTATTTCCCGGAGTCGATATGGAATACAACAAACTCTCCTTTATTGTATTGTGGAATTTTCGCATTAAAGCCGTTCTTTTATTGCCATTCGAATTGTAATATACATCACTGCTCGAATCGTCCAACGGTATATTTCTCCCTGTTTTCAACATTTCTTCTGTCACCGGATTATGTATGGAACGCCAGACACTGTTTGCCACGTAATAAGCATTACCGAAATTATTCAAACCATTTCGGAAATCACGCGTTTTCTTATGCCTCACACGTATGGGTACCCATTGCCATCCAACCTCTAATCCCCCATCAAAGCGGAATTCAACGATACTTTGGTCTTCAATTATTTCTTGTGTACCATCAGCGTTTTTCTCAGTCAACATTATATTATGATTGCTATTTGAACTTTCATGCTCTAGCAATACATTGCATATATGTGCGGGGAAAGACGGGACAGGATTGGTAGGATAAAAATAACGCGGTGCATAATTATCAGAACCACGGTGCTCTAATTTGGTATTTTCATCTTCGCCTCCTAGATCATCCAACATTGCATTCATAGGATTTAAATATCCATCTTTACTGGGATTATAACCCACGTGTAACATTAAAGTTTTATATTTCTTTATATCCTGCTGTGTGGTCATGTTTTTACCTCCGCTGAAAAGATTTCCAATATATTCACTTTTAGTATCGCCCTTCTTTTTGGTAACAACTAAGAAATCAATGGTATTTTGCGAGAGTGGTTTCCATTTGAAACAATTCATCCATGTTTTCTTTGTTGGGAATAATTTCTCTCCAATGCGTTCCGAACCTACTCCAGTATCAATGGGCGTAAAAACTAGTCCGTCTGTTTCGTAATCGAAATCGACACCATCTTCAATTTTACCAAGTAAATGCTCACATTGTCGGAATATACTCTTTTTTCCCATATTGTTGTAGAATTTCTTAATGCGAATCGTCAAACTAGGGACTTTATTGGGTATAATAGACTCAATATTATTCAGATATTTTTCATTTATTTCGGACAATTTGTCAAATCGGGATACATCTTGACGCATTTTTGAATTTGGCGGATATTTCAAATTAGGTACTTTTAAAAAGGGATAACTCCTTAAATCTACACCGCCCAACCAATACAAATCAAACATTAAATAACGATTGATATAATTTTGGTGTTTGTCATACAATAAATGTTCTCCGTCTATAATTGTATTGAAAAGACCAGTCGAGGCGGCTACAGTACATCCTGTGAATTCCACAGTCATATTCAAAGTAATAAAGTACATTTTTCCCATCGAATTAATATATAGCAATTTTCTCACACCATCGGTTTTTTCCGTCACTGTATATGGTTTGTTTAATGTTTTTATCGGAGGCAATATATCAACGTTATTAGCATCGCTACTTCTTTCACCCAATTTATTGAGATTGGATATTTCAAGCGTAATCATCGAAGGTCCAACAAAATTAGTATTATGGGTAGGCAAATATTTACGTGCTTCCCAACGTTCTTTATTGGTTATGTTAGCGGCAACTTTACGTTTCCGTGCTTGTAAATATTTCTCTTTTTCCTCGGCATATTCATCTCTACTCAAATTATGAATAGTTCCCATATAATTGTTCAAGACATCACCAATTTCAACATAAGATACTGGGAAATTCGTTTGTTGGATCCCCGACAATATCAATTTTATACCATAGTTTAATAATTTGGTTAATTGCGGTATATTGTCTCTATATTTTCCCCTAACTGAAGCATTTATTAGCTCTATTTCAATCTCAAAAGTTTCGGTATTGTCGAAAATACCAGACTCTTGAATTGTGGTGGCGGGAATATACTGATTTCGTTCGGTGGTTTTCGATGTTTTTACTACACTACAATCAATTTTAAAAGGATAGGAAGGATGCGTAAAAGTAAAACGTTTTATGAAGCGAAATGTTTTGTTTTGATTTTCCCAATCGGTAAGTATAGAGTTTTTAACGAAGGAATTAGTCGACAGCAAATCATTTTCATGTTTGTAATTCACGCGGAATTTATAATCTTTATTGTCAATGGGTGGCAAATATTCCGATTTGATTTCTTTTTTCTTCTTGGTCTGAAACATGATATAAGAAGGCGGATTTGTCATATCAAAAGTGTTTGTTTGACAATAATTCTGTATATTCGCCAGGTGTTTTATCATGGTTCTCAGTGAAGTGGTATAGCTTTTTCCCGTCTCCTCATTGTTTTTAACATTCATAATGTTCAAGTGGTAATCACCTTTGTCGTTGGCACAAATGAAATTTTTTGCCTTGAGTGCACGTATGACATTGTTAAAATCAAACTTAGTTAATCTCATGTTGGGTCCACGGTTGAAGACGATTTCCAACTCATCACGAGAATCATTTTCAGAAGTAAAAAGTTCTAAATACTTCTTAAAATCTGTGGAAAAGCTCTTATTTTTTGGAGCCTTTTTTGACATAGTTGTATATATATTATGTTCTGTTTTTATTTAGTTTTCTGGTCCCTTTTATAAAAGGTATTGACGCTCAAAATTTAAAATTCGATTTCTGACTCTTTTAAATCTTAGGTCTTTGACCTAAGATTTAAAACCGTCGGTCGGCGAAGCAATTACAATCAAGCATTCTAGAATGCTTGATTTTCTTTTAAACGTTGATGGTCCTGGACCATCAATCTTTTTAACCTAACCTTCGGTTCGGGGCAAAAAAATAAAATTGTTTTGAATGAACTTTTTTAAAAGTTCAAGATAGAGCAAAAAAGTTTAATGCCAACTTCGTTGGCTCTTCTCGTTATATTTTCGTGTAACGAAAATATAACGAATTAAAGAGACAATAAATAATTATTTAAATTGAAATACATCTCTTTCTTAGTGAGGTCTTTGCTTTTGTCTTTGTCTCGGCCTTTACTTTTGACCTTGTAAGATATACCAACTTTTCGGCATAATTCAACCAAATCATTCTTTTTATATGCCGAGAGTGCTCTCATTGGTTTGTCAAATTTGCAAACTAAGAATAAATTTTTTCGAATACTTTGTATCTCTTTAATGATGGTTTCATTTATTTTTTTCTTTTTTTCCTCGTCTTCTTCCGGGCAATCCATTATACATGGGCGAAAAATTTGATAGTCTTTTTTATCGACTCCTTTCTTTATGATTAAATATTTGTCAGCATTATATACTTTATCGTCTGTTTGGACCATACCTTCCGTGTCTCGAATATATTCGCAATATTTGACACCATCAAACACAATTACATTGAAATCATATAAAAAACAAACCACGGTGAAGACATCGATTGTAAATTGTTCATAGAAAATACCACTTTCAATGGCATTTCGCTTCCATTTATATTCTTTGAAACACTCTTTTAAATTTTCATCTTCATCTTCATAGCATCTTTTAAATTCGGTAATGTATTCATTTTTTAAGATTTGTTGAGTCTTAAATAATTCTCCTTTTTTCCTACAAATGAAATCAAAATTCTCTTTACCTTCATTTTTCAAGTGAATCGCCCAAAATAAATTATCTCCACTTGAAAGTGGTTTATAATATTCGTGTTTAATGATAATGTTTGTCTCATTTACCTCTTTTACCTCTTTTTCTCCATCAGGTGGCTCATCATTTTTATCTTTTATATATGTGTCAACCTGTTCCATGTTTTCCTTTTCATTCATTAATTCGATAATATTAGTATTAGAATGTGTTTTCCCATTGTTTTTAAAAGATTCCTTGGTCGAAATATCTAACATTACTCTATTACCAATCAATAACGCCGAGTTTTGATTATTAAGAATGAATTCAATATTTTGGCTATTAAAAAAAAATTTCTCTAAATTCATATTCTTTAAAATATTCATGATTAACAAAAAGTATTCTTATAATATTTGTGATTATATTATTAATTTATATTTGATTAATTGTTTAAAATCAAATATAAAGACACGTCGCATAAAAAATGCGTTATTGTTCGTGTGAGAAATAAGACGATTGTAAATTTTCTTTTATTTTTTCTATTTTTTTCAAATCATTTATTTGTATTTCGATATATTTAATTTTTTCTTTTAATTTTTTCAGTGTATTTTTTTTGATCGGGTTCATGATAATATGAATACCATAAGCATTCTCATTGAAATTCTCATCGTTATCATGAAATATTTTCAAAAAATCTTTATGGTATTGTTCGGGCATACTTTCTATTTTCTCTTTAATTGCTATTAATTCATTGTATGATTCATCTGAAATTCCACTTTTCTCGTCCATATATTAAAAAAGACTTAATTATTTTTAAGTCTATAAATACTAGTTTAATTTTCCAAAGAGGCGATGACCGAAATAAAGGGGTCATTCAATTCAAAACGAGTACCAATTACTCTTACTGTAATGATATCATTTACTTTAATCTTTGAAAACTCAGCGTTTTTATATTCATGGTCCCTATGTACAAAAATAATAAACGGTGATACTTTTTTAGTATTTAATTGTGCTCTAATGCCACCTTTTGATATATTCTTCACTATACAATTTTTAATAATCATGTCTTCGGTAGGGTTACATACCTCGCATTCCAACATAATATTGAATTTTACATTATTTCCTTCAATAACCCCACCCGAATAAGTTATTA